GAGAAAATGGAGGTCCCCAAATAAAAATTGGTCTTTTCTTCTTAAATGCCCTACGAATGCTGTTTTTAGCTTGATTCGGGCTTACAGTTCTAAGTGCTATATTATCTGCCATGTTGTACTCCTTTTAGTTGTCAGTGCCTAATTTCTAACTATGTATACAGTATAGCATCAACTAATTAAAAGTCAACCTCTTTTTTGCCAAAATGTTATTTTTTTTGGCGATCTATTGCTTTTATTAATCCATATTTTCGTAAATCGCCGGAAAAAAGATGCAGTTCCATAGACTTCTTTTCGTCCGTTACGTGTATTCCCCTAGGTGATAGATAGTATGGACAATTAATAAATTTATCAAGGAAAATTATGGTTTGTGTGGTTAAAACCAGATCTTTAGGAAAGGGTACTTCATAGAATTGTAAATCTAGTTTTTCAATACAAAAGTCATATCCTATGTCTGTAAGACGTAATCCACCTTCTTCCTTGTCTCTAGTATTTTGCCACCATAGAGGCATGTATTGTTTCATAGATGCTTCGCTGATAGCTATATCTGATTGTTTAAGGAAGATTTTTGTGTATGTTTCTTTCCAGTTCATTCATCGCTTACCAGTTCGCCTTGTGTTAATTTGTAAACCGCAAAGTCTTCTGATTTAAACATTTCGTTTAATTTTTTTGCAAGGTTATGTGCATGTCCTGGATTAGAAAAAGAAACCTTTTTATACTTCGGTCCTGGGTAGTTTGTAATTGCATTGGATGTCTTTAAGTTAAAAGGCTCACCCTGATAAAACACGGCCCATATAGCTTCAGCTTTTAAAACCTGTTCACACTTGTAGTTGGTTTTATCTACGTTTTCTAAAATTATTGTTGGTTTTGGTCTACTCATATGTGTATCCTTTAATTAACTACACATATATTTATCTCTTTTTAGAGGATAACAGAGTGTTTTACTTCCAGCCTGAACCGCCATCCATGCTTATAGTAACTGCTTCATCAGTTGATTTATTATCTATAATAAGTTTTTCCAACCTACCTGTTTGATTTGCCATTACTGTGGATAAACTGAATACTAATGCTTTAGCTTGTGCTAAAGGAATTTTTATTTCTTTTTGATTGCCAGCATCTGCTGTTTTTACCTGTTGTATAAATTGTTGAATAGGAATTGTATTAATCGGATCGTTTGTTTGCATCTGATAACTCCTGCCTCATAGTAAATTCTGTTTTAAATGGACCTTTATATGGATATTTTTCTAGTGTAACTAACTTGGGACAAAAACTTCGCACCCAACCTTTGTCAAACTTAATAATATAATATCCTGCACAGTATAAACTTTTAGATTTTTTGCTCTTTGTAAATAACGGTAATTTCTTTTGTACATTGTACATTATGTTAAATGGACTTGTTGATGTTGAAAATCCGTGTATTTCTTTTTGTTGTTTACTAGAATCCGAAATAGTCGTTTTATCCCAATTTACATTTCCAATAAATGTATTAAATGATTTTGTATCATTAAAATATTCGGTTCCAGTAGCACAACTATACATATATCTTTTGTCTTCTTGTTTCGAAAGTGTACCAATTCTTTCACCATCTGATTCTATTATCCAAAACTTATTTTTTAGTATTGGTTTTGCTTTTATAGACATATTGCCTCCTTCATGCATATTTGGCATTTAAAGCCTCAGCATATAATTGAACGTTATCAGCGATTCTTTGCATGTCATGTTTTGCACAGAATTTCATTAAGTGTAATCCTACCTGTGAAACTTGTTTAGGTTCCATAGCATCTTCAATTACATCATTTATAATACTTCTTATGTTGCCAGGTTGTGCAGATAAATCACATAGAACAACATTTCTTTTGTAATCATCTAATACACGATGTTCGTTACCATCATGATCTACCCATCTCTGTAACATCATATTATTCCAATTGAAACCTTTTGCTTCTTTATCTTCAAATGCTTCAATTAATCCTACTTTGTTTCTTGTGCCTTTTGTTCTTACACCTGGAAATGCACTAAATACGTTATCGCTTGTGTCGCCTCGCATACACTTTTCAAATAACATAAACTCAGGATTAGGTGCAGGCTTAGGTTGACCTGTTTTTTTATCTATTATAGGTTGTTTCTTTTTATCGTCAAAGTAACCTTCATGTGTAATAATTGTATTACTTACGCCATTGTATTGCTTTACATTAGGTGCAATTAGTTGTGCAAAGTCACCATCGGTTGATATAATAACATGATTATCATTAGGGTGTGCTTGTACCCAACCTGCAATAAGATCATCTGCTTCTAAATCAGGATGATGTAAAACACTACAGTTTGTCTTATTTGTAACAAAGTCTTTCCACTCATCAAACATTTCCCAGAATACTTTGTCTTCTTCTTGTTGTTGTTCAGTCTGTGCCGCACGAGCATCACTTCTATTTCTTTTGTAAGGCTCATAAAAGTCCTTACGCCAACTTCTACCTTCTAAGCAGAACACTACATGGGCACCTTCAAAGTCATGCCATGCTTTCTTTATACTTCCTAATGTTATATGAAAAGCCATGCCTACTTTTGTATCAAGATCACCTCTTACAACGTGTCTAGCTCTAAAGAAGGTATTAGCAGTGTCTACTAGAATATATGTCATTTTACTTCGCTTTTGTCCTTATCTATTTTACTAGTATTAATATAACCCGCATTTCTATTTGTGTCAAGTCCTTCATCGTCCAAAATCTGTCTTGCAATAGTTTTGAACCATCCATCAACGACAGCTTCAGCAGTTTCTCCAGTATATCCTGCATCCATTAGCTTTTCAACAAATTCATTGTTCCAATCAAGTTCAAAGAATCCGTTTCTAATATTTTCAGGATTAACCTTAGTATCTAATACACCTACCCAAGGTTCACCTTTAGCAGTAGCTTCTTCTTTTTCTTTAGCCATCACTGCCTTACGTTCTTCTTCTGGAGATAGTTTCTTGGGTTCTTCAACTATTTTAGGAGTAACACCAAGTGTTTGTTTTAGTTTTTCCCAGTTCATATCTTTCCTTTCTTACGTTCCGATTGCATTACCAAATAGATAAACATGTACTCTTGCCGCAACATTATATCCTCTTTGAAATGCTTTTTGTGCCACAGATCCAGCAGTTGCCGTTTGCTCTTCTTCTCTTGCACCTGTAGGCATAATCCATACTGGCCAATCAACTCCAGCACTTCTAAATTTTTCAACTGCTTCTTCCATTTCATCCCATTCACGTTGCTTACTTCCTACTACAAATTTAAGTTGACCTTTTGTAGATGCTTGTAAGTATTCTGCAACAATTTCAGGCTTTATTGCTTTTTCAGGCTTTTCACCTGATACAGTAAACAGTTTAGGACTACAACTGAAAAATATTTCTGTGTCAATTGATTTGGCCCATTCTAAGAATGGCTCTCTTAATTTTTGTGTTCCGTTAGTTTCAAACGTCATCGATCCTGGCAAGTTATCTTGTCTTTTTAGTTCGTTGTATATACCAACCACTGCCTGTTGTCCTGTTACCATTAAAGGCTCGCCACCTGTAAAGCAAAGATGTTGATGAAACTTACTTACAGGATGTAAAAACTTTCCTGTTGGATTGCTGTCATTTGTGATACCTTTTACAATTTTATTTGCAAGTACAGTTGGAGTTTCATATCCCATCAGCTTTTTAAACTTCTTTGCCCAAGTGTAAGAACTATCACAACCCTTTTCCCATACAGGTAAGTCTTCAACTCTTTTCACAGAGTCTACGTCAAAATCTTCAAATGGCAATTCATAAGTATCTGGATTTGTAGGATCTATTTGTCCAAATCCATTACATTGTAAATTACATAAGAAGAAACGTATCCAAGCTGTCGGCACACCAGTATAGTGTCCTTCACCTTGTATACTGTAAAATATTTCAGAGTAATAATATTTCTTTTCGTCCATTAAATAAACCTATCATATAATGCTATTATAACATGAAAAGCACCATATGTAAAGATACAAAATATAACAAACTTTAAAAATTTGTTCATTCCGTCATCAGCCATTACTTCCCAATGTGGTCTAGTGTCTTTTCTGTTAAACAGTTTCATTTGCTTTCACCTCTATCAACGGCTCAAAAAAAGTGCTGTCTGTATAATCACCACCTGCTGAAAACTTTCTTACCACAGTTTCTTTTACAAGTTGATTATTTTTTACAACGTATGTGATAAATTCCTGTTTTACTACACCCTTGGTATCCCTATGAAAAGCAGATGCCAAAGGACCGTCTTCTATAACCATCATTATACAATCTCCTCAACAATGCCTAATGCTTCAGCAATTACCAATGCTCCTCCTGTAAGCATGATTAAAAATCCACTTGGTGCAATAAAAATATCTGTATATTCGTTTGCACTCCAAC